ATGACCTATAGCCTTGATTTTGATGCACGCGCATTGAAGGAATGGCAAAAACTCGGCGACACTCTCCGCCAGCAGCTCAAGAAGAAGCTGGTGGAGATTCTGAACAACCCCCGCAACGAAGCCAATCGCCTGCATGGACTCCCTGACTGCTACAAGATCAAATTACGCAGTAGCGGCTACAGACTGATCTATCAAGTGATCGATCAGGAAATTACCGTCGTCGTGGTGGCCGTGGATAAGCGGGAGCATGATCAGGCCTATCGCAAGGCGAATGAGCGCTTGAGCTAACCGTGGGTTGATAGCCCAAAAGACGCCCCAAACGGAAAAGCCCCGTAGCTTATGCAGCTACGGGGCTTTTTCATGTAATGGCGGAGAGATAGGGATTCGAACCCGACCTGCACACCCCACACCCCGCTCCAGGCCGCAATTGTATTGTGTTTTGGGTGGACGGCAAGGGCAGAAACGGTCTACAGCGGCCTGAGTTTTGCCCTAAATTTGCCCTAAGACTGAGCGCGCATATGGAAGCCGCATTGCGAGACTCAATGCAAGCGTGTCATCCGCCACAATGCACACAACCGTAGACAGTTCGAGTTCCCATGTCGTCCGATGACGAATCGGACGCAGCCTTAACGCTATCGCTGATCGCAAAAAGCGGAGCGGCCGATCTGCATGCTATTTCCAAGCAATCTGCAATCTGGCGGACCACTGCTATGCTTCGCTATTTTCGACGGAGCAGTGCACATGTCAGGGGAATACTCATTACCGGATTTGCTCGAAAGAATGTACGACGATCAGCTTGCGTTGGAAGCTGCCGTGATGGAATTGGCCCTCCAAAGCGAGAAACAAGGCTTGAGCGAGGTCGGTGATAACGTACGTGGTGCTCTGTTCGTGATCGGTGAAAACGCCGGCTACATCAAACAGGGCTTAGCCAAGCTCAAGGGCTCGAGTTCCGGCCAAGCCTAAGCGATCTCAAGTTTGCAGCCGGTAATCCCAACGCGAGCAGCGCAAGGTGCTCGCAGGCAGCAATCGGCCAATAGCACACACTCAAGTATCGACTATGCTTGGGGCGATTCAGCCCTATACCTGAAGGACCTAAACAATGGGGTACCTTGTCGTTGCTCATGCGATGAATGCGATGCCGGAGCTAGAACCACTTTCTACCTTACCGATGAGCATTGGATGGTCATTGCATCAGGATGAAAGCGCCACGTCGTTCTACTTAGACACGTTCAAAGCTGGCGAAGAGCGGAAATGGCCCTTTACGTCTATGCCACCTATCAAGGATGTACCGCTTGAGCTCCCTCAAGAATTGGCAGCCCTATCGCGGATATACAAAGTGCTTAAGGATGCTCAGCTAGCCGACTACTTCAAGAGAGCTTTCCTGAATGTGAATTTAGCGCTAAGTAAAAGCCTTCAATTACACGTTTGCAGCTTTTGCACGGATGACGACGGGCTGGATTTTGTGTGTGTATCGTCGAATGGTGAACTGCAAAGGCTGCGTTGCGTTTGCGGTGATCTGGATATCACCTACGAGCTTGGGACGGTCATGATCCAGCCGCTTCTGATAGATGGCGTTGAAGGCACCGACGCAAGTGGTCTGCATGACCCAGAGAGCGGCATTCACGTCTTGAGTCGCAATATAACGCCCTCGTCGTTACTGCATGCGGTGGCTTCAGCAGAAATCACTCGCTTTCTACAAGCAGAAAGCCCCCCTCTGGGTCTAGGTAGCTTCGATGGTATGGACGTCGCACCGATAAAGATTGCAGGCTCTGAGATCGCCTCGCTAGCGCCAAAGGTGGTTTCTCAGAAGGCGTGGTGGAGGCGGTGGTAGTCGGATCGACGCCTTCGACCCAAGCCAGGAGGATTTTTCGGCGAAAAGTAGTCAATTATCAGCATCGAAAAATTGGGGCCGATAATGAGTTGTCAATTTTCAAAAAGCTATCCGTCACGATAGGCTGCAATCGGCCCAGAGTGTGTAAAAACACAATGGTGTACTGTCGGTGCGCTGTGACTTCGCAGTTATCAACACTAACAAAGCTGCTTGCAGTCGGATTTGGCGTAGTATCGAGCGCTAACAATATATGAGAACGACGGAGAAGGCCTATGGGAGGAAGTGGTATAGAGTTGCGCATGGGGATCTTACGGGATGCCGCCAATCGACAAATCCTCAAGCCCTTATCGTCTCATGGCTGGATTTCAACGATTGCGGAAGAGTCTGAAGAGGGTGAGTACCTCGTTATCGTTGCTGAGAAAGCCGGCAAAAAGCATGCGGTGGCTCTCATGTACACCTCAGCAACCGATAATCGTCATTACAAAGCCCTTGAAGGTAAAGTCAGCCACATTTTTACGAATGGTCAGCTCTACCACGTTGAAGATTTCGCACGTGGAATATCGATCCCAGTGTCATACGTGGGAGACTTTTTTCCTTTACTGGTCCAGTGGAACAGAGAACTTGATCCTGCAAAAGTAGGTAGAAAAGCTCCGGCTCCGAACAAGGCATTCAAAAGAATAGTGTCAGAGAGTCCGCTGGCAGGCATTTGGTCGCACCTAAATCAATATTCCAGTTTAGAGCTAGCTAGGAAGCTTGTAGTGCGACGATCTGAACGAGATGGGGTCATATTAACTGATTGCCAGGTGCAGTCCAAGGCGTCTGGTATAGCGTTTGCGTTAGGTAACGCCGCTGACTATTACAAAGGTGCGCCGCATGAGAGTCTTAACAAGCGAGTCTTAAGTCTCTATTACGGAACCCTGAGCTTAGCCTTCGCGGAAATCCTAGCAACACCTAGCGGGCCTGCTGATTTGGACGAGCTAGAGGGAATGACTAAGCAGGGACATGGGCTTTTCGCACTTGCATCGGAGACAGGTAGCTTTGGTGACTTAAACGTAGGGGTCCTAGCGACTGGCTTCTTCCCGCAATGGGTCAGCTTTTTAGGTTACGACACCTCTTTTTTTCCTAAAGCAAAGGCTAAAACCTCAAGTGATCTAGAGAATACAACGAAGTATCCTCCGCAATCTTTCGCGTCGTTGTCAGTTCTGCTATCAGCGATACCCGAGCTCGAAGATCTCTTTATGCAAGTTTACGATAATGAGCCGGCGTGGGTTACTCCCTATATAGATATAACAGACCTAGACGCTCAACACGGTTCATCTTCAGCAAGCAGTTACATATCTCTTTTAGATTGTTCTCAGAGACTATCCGAAGCAAGAATCGCTTCTCAGAACTGGCCATTTGCCGAGCTGACCAAGGTTAAGACCTCCGAAGCAGGTAGCGTCTATCGCGTTCGAGTAGATCATCCAGGATTAGATTACTGGCATGAAGCCTTGCTGTTGCACAAGAGTCCTTATCTGAGTAGTCCTGCTTTAATTTTGCCTGTACTAGGAGGTGTACAAGAATACAGAGTGACCTCTCTCGCCATCCTGTATTCGCTGTCCATTTTAGTCAGGTACATGCCTGGATCATGGAGGCGTGTAGAGGGCGGAGATTGGGATCAGCATTTAGGTGTTATGCGCGCGGTACTTGACGTGTTCGAGAGAATTCTACCTCAGGAATTCCTTGAGAGTATTTTGGGAGAGGATGTTTATACCAGTTTGCCAGGTGGCTTCGGCTAATGCACTCACTTTAATGCAACTTCAGTGTGAAAATACTGTTATTAAGATGAATATCACCGCCTGCTTTTGACCGGCTTCTGCCTTTCACTACCGGCAGCTTAGGGTCGATAATGCCGTCCACGAAATATCAGTTCAACATTACCGGCCAGATACATGGTAGGACAACGAAGTTTTGGTGCGAGCTGTGTGAAGTCACTGTCACATCGAAATTACTGATGTCACTTCCACATATCTGAACTTCTTCCTCGCAGCCTTGATAGCCTCCTGCTCTGCCAGGAGCGTGCTCAGCGTATGAGCCTCATGGATTATCTCATACGTTTCACCTTCGAATTCATTTCCTACACGCAGCGTGACTTTCAGCCTAGGGGTGAAGCGTTTTGAGACTTTCTTTTTCGCAGCTTTAATCGGCTCCTCCACCACGACGTCCAGGAAAATGTCATGCTTGTACGATTTGGGTACTGGCGCAGGCGGTTCGGCCTGCCCAAATAACGCCCGGCGCATCTCTTGTTCAGTAAGTTCTGTATTCATCATTTTTCTCAAAAAGCCTGATGTGTCAGGTAACTGATTCTAACCCAGTCCACGGCTATGCTTGAACTTTACCGAAAAAAGTGAAGCAAAATGGCGACGGAACACTCACTGTCAGACCTATTGGAAAGGTTTTATGAAAATCAGTTGGCGCTGGAGGCCGCGCTGCGGAAAGCCGTCGAGAGTCGCAGACGGCCTTCTCTGCCTAAGAATCTAGCTAGCCATCAGCAAGCCGCATGATGGGAAATATTAATTTATTTGATCTCCACCTACCTAGGCTCGAGTAAATTACTTTTTCTCACGTATAGGTTAGCCTTTATCACCGGTATGAATTTTCACTTTCCTTAATGCTGCTAGAGATGTCATTCTGCCTGCACCGAAAACCAATGGAAGAACAGAGAATGCTATTCAGTCACATGAGTGCAGTTGAAGATAAAATACTAGCCAGCTCAAAGATAAGTGCAAACAGTGGTCATAGCTTGCATAAAGGCACTCCACGCGAGGCATTTATTAAAGAATTTCTTGAAGCTCATCTTCCGTCAACGGTCGCAATCGGAACCGGAGAAATCATAGACTCCTCATCTATCCCAAACGAACCTCGAAACCAGTTTGATATAGTTATTTACCGAAAAGACTTTCCTAAGCTGGATCTCGGCGGTGGAATCTGTGCATTCCTTGTTGAGTCAGTTATAGCCACAATAGAAGTCAAGTCCACACTTGACGAGCAAGGGCTTGAGCAAGCAATAAAAGCAGCTCGAAATGCTAAAAAGCTAACTCCTCACGTATTCAAATTCATTCAGATAGGCTATGCACTTCCGGCAATAGTGAATTTCGTAGTCGCTTACGCCGGACCAGCAAAACTCGAAACAACTTACAACTGGATAAAAAACACGCACCAAGCTCTGCACATAGAGTCACCACAAGTTAAGTTTCCTGAGCGATTTGATACACCCTCTCCTTCTATAGACGGAGTGTTTATTCTTAAAAGTGGCTTCTTACACTTCGACAACATACCCGACTCAATGACCCCATCGAATCTCAGAGATTCCCACCCATACTCTAACTGGGTATTAACGAAGTCCGAACAGGGGACTCTTCTATACTTTTTCTTTCTACTGAGTAATTTATGCATCCACAGCGCTAGCTTCGCAATAAACGCTGAGAAGTACCTAACGAGCATCCCTAAAGAGGAATTCCAATTACTCCCCTAAAACGAAAATCTCAAAGCCCTTCGTGCTGACACTCGAGCACGCGAGGGAATGGATTGACCCCAAGGCTTACACCTGCCCAGGCTAACGAAATTCCTAAGGAATGCTGTCAGTCTGCAGATGAATTCGATAGGTAGGCCGTTGCCAACGGCTATTGGAAATGTGAAAGCCAAGGAGCTGATTTATGCTGCCAGTACTGCCCAACTCTATATACTAAGATCAGATCAGCTTCCCTACATAACTGGCCTTCAATTCATGAATTATAAGGAGGTTTCGTGGAGGATATCGCAAAAGCCCTAGCCGACTGGAAAGCAGATCTCTGTTACGAGATTGACGTCGGCGGTCTTTTCTCAAGAAACAAACTAGTACACAAATGGAAGGCCCCGTGGCGCAGCTTACTCCTGCGAGAGTCAGTCGCATGGCGATTACAGGATTTACTTGCGCAATCTTACCACCTTCATAACTCTTCTCATTCGCTGGGCGCACGAATTTTACTTCGAAGCGCATTCGAGACTATTGCAGTCCTTATCCATCTAAATCGAAGTATGCGCCAAGTAGTTGCTGGCAATATGAGTTTCCATGAATTTTCCGATCACTCAACAAAGCTTTTAATGGGGTCACGAGACGATAGCACGCCTCACAAATCCATCAATATTTTAACGATACTTGAAAAGGCTGATAAACGCTATCCCGGCATTTTTAAATGGTACAGCGCACTCTCAGAAAGCGCACACCCCAACTACGAAGGTATGTTATTCGGCTACTCAGAAAAAAGCGATCAGAGCCAAGTTACTATTTTCAGCAATCGATGGATAGCGCTATACGGCAACAGTCACCTCGACGCTATTCGCGCCTGCATAGATGTATTTTACTCGGAGTATAACGTAGAGTCACCGTCAGCTTTCGAATGTCTTGAACATTGGATAGAAAATAACGATTCAAAACTGGAAGCAACAAAACCTTTAGAAAAAAGCAAAACTCAAACTTCGAAACCCAATCAACCCAATTAAACCTCATAGATTTAAAGTGCGATACATAGGAGATAAACTTGAAAACAACGTGGATCAATTCGGCGTACGCACTTGAACTTATAAATATAATTCGTGATAGCTACACCCTTAGACCTGACGGAAATTTAAGCTACAAAATCGAGACCACCTTTTATCTTGACCCCCTCTTCGGCTTAATAAAACACAGTCACGATCTTGATGAAGAAACCCTCTATTCAACATTAAAAGAAGCAATAGAAAAATGTTACAAAAAGGATAAAATCACTAACACTAACAATTTAACTATAGAATTTGACAAGGCATGCCACCTCAAAGCCACAAAGAAAGAAGAATACAGGATAATTACGCAAATCAACATAAAAAACATATACTTACTACCAACAATAACAATTAATAACTGCCGAATAAGCTTCCACAATTCAATACCAAAAAAATACCAGGCCGCCAGAGACAAAACTCTCTTAAGCCATGAAGATCGGAAGCTGAAAAATCAAGAAAACTACACCTTTGTATGTATAACTACTAGCGCCACAAACACGGAGCATGCCGTAAATAACGCGACTGGCGCATTAAGCTGTGCCAGAGCTATATTTCAAATTGGATTTAAAAAAAACAGACAGCTACTTGCTCAGTCAAGCGAATATGAATACCCAACAAATAGCATAATCCAATGCGGACAGGTCCACACCCTACATTATATTAGTGGGAAGAGCGTAAGGGGCGAGTGCTGGATGAACCCCTCCTTTCGTAACGATCAAGCTTTAACCCTTAGGTCACCCCAAAAAACAATCGACAACTTGAAAAGTAAAATCGCACTATTAAAAAAATGCTTATATCTTCCTCATTTATTTTCAGCATTAAACAACTATGTCGACGCAACAGACCGAAAAGATCCCGAGTTACGATTCATGAAACTATGGTCAACACTAGAACGCTTAACAATGACTCATGAATCTGCCACCCTCATAAAGAGAGCTTCATTCTTCTTTCAAGACAGAGCACTCCATCAAGCGATATTAGAATCTCTACGCACATCACGAAACAATCACATTCACGGAGGTCACCCGCCAATAAATATAGAACTTAAAAATTATCACCTCTGCTCATTCATTGAACACCTATTAAATTTTTTCATAATAAACCCTTTCAAATACTCTACAACTGAAGAGTTAAAAAACTTAATCTCCTTACCAACACAATCTAAAAATTTAAAAACCCAAATATCCATGCTTAAAACTGTCCAGAAATTTATTGGAGAATCCAAACACTGAAAAAATAGCTGGCATAGGGCGGAATAAGAATCTGCCCTAATCTGTCACTTTAAAATAGAGATCCTAGTACAGCTGGCTCCCAGTTCATGATTACAAGTTCTCCGCTAACCTCGCCACTCCCTTGTCGCTGGTTGGATGTGGTGTAGCGGATGTCCAAAGTCTCAAAATGAAAACCCTCGAACACTTGCCGAATGTCCGGGTGATCATTGATGCTGACCATGACCTTTCCTTTGCAGCGACGCATGAAGTCAGCCATGCGCTCGTAATTTTCAAAGGAAAAGTCAACGCCATAGCCCGCCGTCTGCCAGTAAGGGGGATCCATGTAGTGGAAGGTATGGGCACGGTCGTAGCGCTCAGCGCAGTCCAACCAAGGAAGGTTCTCAACGTATGTGCCGGACAACCGCTGCCAAGCTGCAGACAAATTTTCCTCGATCCGCAGCAGGTTGATGGCCGGCCCCGTGGTTGCAGTACCGAACGTTTGCCCCTTCACTTTGCCGGCGAAGGCATGGTGCTGCAGGTAAAAGAATCGCGCAGCGCGCTGGATGTCGGTAAGGGTATCCGGGCGGGTCATCTTCTGCCACTCGAACACCTGGCGGGAACTGAGCGCCCATTTGAACTGGCGCACGAATTCTTCCAGGTGGTTCTGCACGACGCGGTACAGCGTCACCAGGTCGCCGTTGATATCGTTAAGAACTTCAACAGGCGCTGCCTGGGGACGCATGAAGTAGAGCGCGGCGCCGCCGGCAAAGACTTCAACGTAGCATTCGTGTGGCGGGAAGAGCGGGATAAGGCGGTCGGCCAGGCGGCGTTTGCCGCCCATCCAAGGAATGATGGGTGTAGACATAAAAAAGCAAGACCTTTGCTGTATGGATAAACAGTGCTAGGCTCGCTCCGCTTTGTGCACGAAGCAGGAGCCTTGGCTGGACTTGCAGGGACGATCTGCGGGGAAGGTGGCCGGATTGGATGTTGACGCATCCTGCCCGGCCGCTCCTTTTATTTCGATGTAGAAACTTCTTTTGCGTAAGCCTGACAGGCCCGCAGGGCGATCAACCCTCGGTCGCCGGCATCGGTGATTCCGATAATTCGTTGAGCATGCGCTGGGTTAAGTTGGGCTCTTGTGGGGCCATGAACCACGCGGCCGGTGGCGGTGGTGGCTGACATTGAACAGCTGCCGGTGGTTTCGGTGGCGGCGAGTACGACTGACAGCCGCAGATCAGCAGTAGCCAAGCGATCACGCAGACGAACCTGCTTGGTTTGCTCATCGGTCAATTCCTTGTAGTGGGTTTCGTCTTTGTTCTGCAGACGCTGCTCAAGAGCCAGGCGCTTGTCCTGCTCGGTACGCTGTACGGCGGCAGACGCTTGGGATAACTCGTTAAGGGTGTCCGCCTGCAGCCGGGCCTGGCGCTCCAGCTCGCGGCCATAACGCCAGTCCTGGGCTGTCCAGGCCAACGCAGCAGATCCGGCAATCACCATCAACAACAGCACGCCGACGGCGGCGAAACGGAACTGCGCGGGGATCAGATCGAAGAAACGCATAACACCGCCCTCGCCCTGGCCCACAGCAGCAGCCGATCCTCCAGGCCATTGAGGCCCCCATTGATCCGGCGGGTGATGGTGTTGAACTGGTCCTGATCCGCGAGCGCATTCAGCCCATTCACGGACCAGAACCACGCCGCCGACTCTGCTGCCCATTGCGGCTGCTCGAGCAGCTCGGGTGTGCGCAGCAATCGCTCATCGCCGAACAGTGCCAGGCTGCAGCGCAGATAGTTGTCGTGGCCGGTGATCTGGATCAACCCTCGGCCACGATAGCGTTGACCATCACCATCTGCAGTTGGCGTATTACCAAGCTTGGCAGCCAGAGTGCCGGTATCGTATTTACTCAGGTATTGATCCCCGCCCAGCTCGCGGACGTACTGCAGTTGACCGGACTCGTGACCAAGCTGCGCCAGGAAGGCGGCCTGGCGTTTCGGTGTATTGATCTGCCGATGCGCCATTGCGGCGTTCAGGGCAGATACAAAAACGCCCGCTTGGCGGCGGGCGTTTGGCATGATGCGTTGTAGCTGTTGTTCAGTGATGGACATAAAAACTCCGGACAAAAAAATACCGCACTCAGGCGGCGGTGGATTGCATTACAGCTTCTCGACGCTCACGACCTTGAGCGGCTTCGTTTCCTTCTTTTTCTTACCCTTGGATTTGCCTTTCTTGCCGGCATTGCACTCGACCGTGGTCGACCAGCCAGATTGGGTGAACACCTGCTCCACCGAATCCGCCAGATATTCGCCATCCAGCCCGACCTTGAAGCCCTGGGCGTTGATCAGTCGCTCGGCAAAAATGTCAGTCCGGCCAGGCATCTCGAAACGCACGTCGGCGGTAGAGCGATTGAATGCCGCTAACCTTGCTTTGGCTGCTGATTCAGCAGCAGTCTTGTTCGGATAGATATGCCGATCCGTGTGCACCGCCGGCAAGCCGTCCGGGGCGTCGTCGTTGTCGATGGTGACCACCGCCAATTTGCCGTCCTTTTTGTTCTGATGCTTAGTCGCCACGGCTTTGTGCGAATTGCGATCCCCTACACGATCCTCTTGAGGTATTTCTGCAACTCATAGTTGAGTTCCTGTTTCAGGATCTCCAGCAAGCGTTCATCGGCCTTTTGTACCCAGCTCTCAAAGTGCGGACGGGCCTGCTCCAGAGACACTTTGGCCTTAGCCAGCGGGAAGCGGCTGCCGTTTTCCGCAACCCACCCTGAACTTGGCCCTCGACCGGGTGACACCGTGCTGTCGGGATAATCGTCTGCGTTGAAATGCTTGCTCGCAGTACGGATCCAGATGTCTGCTTTGTTGCCGTAGACCTTTTTCAGGAACGCGCCCTGGTACCGCCGGCCGGCCACCGAAACACCACTGCCGGTCTGCCGCGCTCGTCCGATTCGGCTGGACTCAATGGCGTTCAAACCAAACCACAGCTTGCCGCTCGCAGCTCCGCCGGACATCGGGTAACTGCGCAACCGCTGACGCACCGCCGCAACAGCAATGCGCTCCTGGCGACTGACTGCCCGGGCGATGTGCGTGCGCAACCACCCCAGAGTCTTGTTGATCGCTCGACGTTGCGCCGTAGCCGCTGCCTTGGGCACCAACTTGGCGAAGTCCTGAAACGCCTGGAGGTCTGCGGCCGAGGACTGGATAGAGATCATCCCGCCGCCAGCGGAGGGCTTGTAGTAGCTACCGACACTCATGGGCGTAACCTCAAGATCAGGGCCACCAGACCGTCGCCGCTCGGCTCCAGCTGCAGCAGGTCGTAATCGCCGCCGCCATCCAAGGCAGGCAGATCGATGCTGACCAACAGCCCACGCACAAGGCCCTCCGAATCGCTGACGCGAATTTCAAACCGAGGCTCGCGCAAGCCGGTATTCAGCTTGCCGAGCTTGGGCTGCAACCAGGGCGCCGCGAACATGCCGAGTACTGGCTCTTCGCGCCCCTCGATCCGTGCGGTATCGCCCAGTGTTTCGAACACCACCGCGTCGACGTCAGCGACCAAGTCGCGAAAGCCCACGGTTAGAGTTCCAGCAGGATCTGCGCCAGGGGCCGCGTGCACAGGTGCAGCGGGTTGGACTGGGCTTCACCGGCCACGCCTTTGTTGAACGGCAGCGGTTCGATCTTGCTGTAGTAGGGGATGCCCTGAGTGTTGACCGTTTCCATATAGTCGGCCGGAGCGAAGGACGAGACGTACAGATCCGGGACGCCTTCAGGGATCAGCAGGGCCTTGTCGTCGTGGACGAACGAAACACCCGCCACCTTACCGCGATAGCGCTCCCAGACGATCCCGCCGAACTCGAAGCTTTCACGGGCATCGCCACGCAGCGACGCGGCCTGCATGGTGTTGAGGTAGGTCTCTTTCACCGACTTGTGGACAATCAGCTTGTTCCAGAAGTTTTTGCCGCAGAAGGCGCGGGAACCGGTGCTGGTGATACTACCCAGCGCTTCCTCTTGCATATCGAGCGCTTCACCGGCACGGACACGCAGCTCGGTGTCCGGGTTGCCCAAGCCCATCGTCAGTTTCTTGCGGACCACGCCGAAAGTCTTATAGATATCCAGCAGCGAAGTCTTGCCGTCCGCATCCAGGATTTGCCCATTCAGGGCGCCCATGCGTTGGAATTCGTGAGTGGCGTCAGCGTCGGATAATGTCGGGCCATTAGATTCCCTTGCCTCCGTGGGTAAGCCGGATCACGCGAGAGCGCGGCCCGGCGGCTTGACTCAGCGACGTGCGGATCTCGTCACGAGCCTTGAGCAGTTCGTCGATGGAGCGGTACTCCACCGTGCGGTCGCTGTAGCGCACGGTCTTTTCACCGCGTGCAATGGCGCGCTCGATGGCTTCGAGGTGCTTCGGGGTAAACGACATATCAGCGTCTCTTCAGGTAACCGCTGGTGGAGCTGCGGCGTTGTGGGGGTGCAGCGGGTCGCGGTTGGGCGACAGGTGCAGCAGGTGGCGGTGCGGGTAGCGACTGACGCGCCGCAACTGGTGCCGGTGCCGGTGTTTCGTCAGCGTCGACGCGCTCGCCCTGCACGGGCTTGACGCCCAACACATCGTCGAACAAACCGGACTGAGCCAGCGCCTGTCGCACCCGCTCCCAGTCGTGTTCCTGGTACCGGTTGATGCCGAGGTAATGCGCCATCGCCAGGCAATACACCATCAGGTCGAGCGCCTCGTTGCGCTCAGCCTTGCCCTTGACCCACTCGATACGCTTGTAGCCTTTGACGTATCGGGCGACCTTGCGCTCGGCAACGCACTGGGCGAAAAACTCATCCGGCAGGTCGTTGGCAAAGTGCAACGAACCGGGGCCGTCCTCGAAGGCGTAGCGGTTGTAGATCCAGTCCTTCGCGGTGTCGGTACCGACAAACCACAGCTCGGCGCCGCCGCGTTCGGTCTGGCCCTTCCAAGTCACGTCGACCATGGATGGCCGCTGAGCAATCACCGGCTTGCCAGGTTTGCTCGCGCCTTTGATGGCGAAGATGTTGCGCCACCCACTGGAGCACATCCGATGCAACAAGCCCTACAGCACCTGGTCACCCTCGCCCAATCCCTCGGCAAGCCCATCGCGGTCGAGGGCATCCCTGCGCCGCTGGCACTCGTACCGAACGGGGTGACCATCGAAAGCCTGGAACACCTGCTGCCCGCACCTTCACGCATCAAGCAGAAGCTCACCGTGCTCGATGCCGAGTCGTTCAAGCGCACAGTGAAGGAAGGTATTGATCGCTGGCTGGAGGTTCAGCGTGCGCTCAAAGCTTCGAGTACCGTCATCAACTACGTGAGCAAGGCTGTACACGTTGAAAAGAAGTTCGGTAAGCGTCGGATCGTTGACATTAGCAAGAGCGACATCGAGTTGTTTCAAGCACAACTGCTTAAGCAAGGCCTGGCCCCGAAGACAGTGAACGACATTTTCACCGTCGTCCGTGGAGTCTGGGCCGATGCCTTCGGCGACGGCATCCTAAAGGCCAACCCGCTCGACAGGATTAGTAACGTCGGGGCGGACGTCGACCTAGAGCATGCCGACCCCTTCAGTCGCACCGAAATCGAGTTGATCGGTAAAGCGGATCCCGACCGACGAGCTGACACCCGGATGATTGAGTTTAACTGCTGGGCAGGACTGTCCCTTTCCGAACTGATCGGGCTCGCCGTTGAAGACGTAGATATTGAAGCCGGCCTGGTATATGTCCGTCGAGCATTGGTTGTTGGCGAGTTTAAAGTACCCAAAGAACGCTCCAGGGTTCGAGTAATCGAACTCATAGACCCTGCCTTGAAACTGATGCGGGAGATAGTTACCGATGCGAAGGAAGCAGTAGCCGAAGAGATTACCGTTATTCAGCGCGACAACATCACATCCAAAAAGGTGAAAGTCAGACTTCTTTTTCACAGCTCTACCAGCGGCCTGCTCTGGAATGGCAAAACTCTGAGCAATTGGTTTACTGCACATCTGAAAAAAGCTGAGGTACGGCATCGGGGTGCTAACCAGTGTCGCCACACCTTTGCCAGTCAGATGCTGTCGAGCTACATACCCATAGAATGGGTTGCCCGCCAACTCGGTCATGCCGATACAACGATGGTGAGAAAGCACTACGGGAGGTGGATACCGAAGGACACCAAGAGCATGGCGGGTATCGTGTCGGAAATGTTAGGGTTTAGAGTAAGATAAAGCAAACCGAACTCAAAAAGATTAGTTATCAATCGGAGTATGTACAGCTTACTGCGGCACAAACTCCGACTCTTTACCAACCGTATAAAACTTGCCAATTAAAACCAAGCAATATGCAATCGAATTTCTTATAAATCACTATACTTCGATATGCTGCGAAGGAATAGCATTGAGAATCCAACACTCCTGATGAACATATAGGAGTGCAAGATGTGAGGCGTAACGCCTGAACTCGGCATTTTCTGCGACACCCGCCGTCATAGATGGCGCTGCCTTGTTAACCGCTCTCGCAGCCATCCACTGCGCTTGAAGGTCTACGGATTTCGCCAAGGCCGCGGCCTTATTATTCTTATTGGCAGCATTAGAAAATACGCCAGCATATTTGTACGAATCTGTAATCGTACACTTACCGTCGCCATCTACATCAACCGGGTTCGAGAACCACTTAAACGCAAATAAGAGAAAAAGATTCGCTGGCCATGCAAAAGGACCAGTCAAAAACGTTTCCTGAGTCGATGAACTTAGACTTTCGTGAAGGTTAGTTGCCCCGATAAAAATTACGTCCGGATCAACCACTCCATTACCTAACTGTTTTCTTCCAGCCCCTATGTAATTGAAAATTCCTGCATAGCATTGCCCAAGATAAACGACTGCTGTTTTAAGACTGGGCGACGACTTCAGGCAATTCAATAATACATATGGTGAAATAGGCTTTACTGCATCAATACCATCGGGACCACCATGCCCCGTAACGAACATTACGAGATTTTCGTGAGTGTTACTCAATTGGTCAACGAAAAAATCCTTAGATTCTTTAACGACGAACGAAGAAGCTGTTCCGCTCCTGATAAAATTAGCGATTGAAACTCGATCTGCCCCATCAATGTAAATGGCAATATTCGCCATACTTACACCAGCACGCTCTAGACATAAAACGCCATACGCAAGATCAAAAATATGTCGCGGTTCAGCGTCCCCATTAGATGATAGAAACAGTACCCACTTCGTGCTCCCACCGATCAGACTCATTATTCTACTTATCCCTAAGCACTGCTTCTATAATTTTAAAGTCGAGTATTACTTAGCGAAGTCGGCTTTAAGATATCCGTAAAATAGAATAGCTCGTCTATCTCAAGCCTATCAGCCCCCTGGGTAACCTCGTGCAGCAACCTACCACTGTCATCAAGCTCAAAAATGCTAGCATCTGTTTTGAGGTAGAACGCAGCTCCATGCTGACCCATTGAGGCTTCAGTCTTGAATAGCAACCACTCTCCCAAATTAACGCACTCCTTTACCGAGTCGTCTATCTCTGGAAGACGCGCTGACAAAATATCGTGAAGCTTCAT